TAAACTTGCACCCTGTACTAATACAACACTTGTACCACTTGTTGCAGTGTAGTCTGTTCCTGCTTTGAGTAACACACCATTCTGATACACATCCATGTACAAACTATCTGTGTAAGTTAGTGTCAAAGAGTTTGCATCACTACCACTGAAAGTTGTTTGACTTGCAGTAGCCTGATACACAAATCTGTTTCTTACCCCATTGGTGGGTGACTTGCCTATATATCCCATAGTTTAACCTTTACAACTTTCATCACATTTATCAAGTTTTTCAAAACCTTCTTCTTCAGGTCTTTTTGGATTTTCTAATATTTTTCCACAAGTTTTGCATTTATATAATGGAAAATAATCTGCATCATAATTACTCATAATTAACTTACCTTTGTGACATACAGTCTTGTGCTTGTATAACCTTGACCACCATCAATAACTAAACCACTTAAAGCAGTTGCATAATGAAGTGCTTTTAATCGTTGCCCAGAGGTATCAGTTACATTGTAATAGAAATCTGACGTAAAAGCAAAATATCCACCACTTATTGAATTAGTTAGTCTTCGCCAAACAGTTGAATAACTGCCGCCACTATCTGAAGAATGTTCCCAAGTAAAACCTACATAAGTAACACTAGATGAACCTTGTCTACCTTGCATATCAACTGTCATTTTATACAAACCTGTACTTGGAAAACTAATTATACCACTACTAATTGTAACATCTGTCCCTAATTCTAGGTTATCTGTTGTACTTTCAGCATCCTTTGCCCATTCCATTAATCCAGTAGCACTTCCCGGACTAGATATTTGTGGACTCATAACCCACGCTGAGTGAAGTCCACTCAACTTACTAACGTCTACTGCTGAAATTTTTGCACTTGTAACAGCACTATCAGTTATGCCACCTGTTAAGACTTTAGTTAAAGCCATGCTTTACTCCTTATGCGTATGGACTGTCACCTAATACAGATGTATCCCAAGCTGCCTTGAGCTTTGCAATAGTATCTGCACTTGATATTGCACTCGCTGCAGGTGCATCTCTAAGAGCTTTCTTCTTAGTTACACTAGCTGATTGTGCAGATGAATCTCCTGCTTCTAATGCTTTCATATACACTACGTCTTCTGCTTCTAGTAGTGGTTTTCTGACTTCTCTAATCTTATCTTGAAAGATTTTTTTAGCTTCAGTCATGTCTTCTGATATGACCTTCTTGTCTGAGTCTACGACCCAAGCACCTCTGAAGTGTCTATCGGAAGGTTTGGTAACTGTAGAAGCATCTACAGTAACACCATTTTTATCTACGATATTTGTTGTTGGCATTGTGTTCTCCTTTATGCTGCCTTATCAGTGGCTATTATTTTCTCATCAATCTTCCAAGCGTTTCGCCACTCTCTTGTACTTGGAAGCTGATTCTTTTTACAAATTACTAATCTTGGTTTATTAGCTTTTTGATATTCTCTCCACACTCTTTGTGGTATGTCTTTCATAATTAAATATTCTATTGCTTGTTCTTCTGTCATTGCTTCAACAGGTTTAGTGTTGTGTAGCAAATAACCTCTTGTATGTTTTTTAAAATCTGGCTTGGCTTCATCTTCTTGTAATGCCCAATAAACTTCTACAGGTGGTAGTATGCCACCTTGTAATGCACAAGCCATCCAATTAGGGTCAGGTACAGTTATCTTAGAACATTCTTCAGGTGCATCAGGGTCTTCCCATACAATGCGATAGTCTGATTGTTTACCCTCTAAGTTTTCTTTTGCCCAACACAATCTATCCCATAAATGTGTTCCTTGAAACTTTGGTGTTTTTATTGTCATGCTAAATCTCCACAAATTTGCAATTCTGCATGAGTAATATTACCCTCAGTGTCAGAGCCATTACTTGTTGCTAACGTTCTCACTTCAACTGCACTTGCTGTTTTACTAGGACTTTGTATTAACATTCTGTCATTTAATCCTGTTACTGTTACTGCTTGTGCAGAGGAATATAAAGCATTACTGAAAGCGTTTGTAAAATGTATTCCAAAATCTCCAGTTCCATCATCATCTACAGAACTACAATTAAAACTATCGTCTTGAACTGCATCCATGCCTAATGTAAACCAAACTTTATTTACACCATTAAGAATAAAACTCGTATCAATAGACTTCTCTGTATTCGTATTCTTTGAATCAGATGTTGTTAATGTATCAAATGCTATTGTTCCGTTTGCCATTATGCTAAGTCTCCGTTTATTTGTGTTTCATAGTGTAAAGGGTCAGCATCAGAGCCATTTTCAAAATTGTTTGCTCTATATAAAGATGTGCTTCTATTTGACGTTCTCACAGATTGTATAAAATTAGAACCTGTGCCTGAAGCAGCACTTACTTGTCTTCCTAAAAGATTAGAATAATTTATAGAAGACATTGCGTTAGTTAAATTTACAAAGACATTACCTGTACTATCGTCTGTAAGACTAGCTGTATTAAAAGAATCATCAGTTGAGGGAGTACCACTACTTACACTAATTAATGACCAATTTTTAGCCAACCCTTGTTGTAAGTTCGTTGTGGTAGAGCCACCCTCTCCTGTAACAACAATGCTACCTGCTGAAGTTGTACCTGTTAAGGTGTTTGTCTTTAAGGTACTCATGCTAGGTCTCCGTGAAATAAGTGTCTAACTTCCCAATCAAGAAAAGTTGCATTTGTACTAGCATTTCCATACCAAGTCTCACACTCTGCTGATGTTGTATTACAGGTTTCAACTTCAGCAAAATGACCATCAGAGTTACCTGCTACAATTCCACCTCTAATATTCTGATTAGGTATGTAATTAACATCACTAAAAGGATTAGTAAAATTTAAACCATAATCTCCAGTGCCATCATCATCAATAGAACTAAAATTAAATGAACTTGTAAGACTTGTACCATTTGATACTTTAAAACACCATGCTTTACTTATAGCTGTCACAATGTTTTGCGTAACACTTGTGCCACCATCAGACTCATACACAGATGTATTCTTAATTCTTATGTCTGTTCCTAGTGAGCCACCAGTCTTTCGTATTGTATCTACAAATATTTCACTCATATTGTTACGAGCCTTCCACCTGATTCTACTGTCAATGTTACACCACTTGTTATTGTAAGAGGTCCTGTGACGTTTGCATTTTCGGTTGCAAGTATTGTTATGTTTGCACCTAATGATTGTGCATTAGTTCTAAATAAGCCACCACCTTTAAAGTTACCCTTGTTCTCTGCTGCAGGAGTGATGTTGCCACCTGCTAGTTCAAGAAAATATACAAAGATATTATTTGTTCCACTTGAAGGAGCTGCACTAAAAGTAAGAGTAGACCCATCAGGAATAGTATAAGCAGAGCTATCCTGAACAACACCATCAACTGATACAAGTATGTCTTGGACATTTGATATGGTTCTACCTAATGCGAATGTAGTATCACTTCCATCGCCACTGAACCTGACTACTGCAGGTGAGGCTTGAAAGTTTGCAGGAAGTGGATTACCTACATATCCCATTATGTAATCTCCATGATTGATAATGCTATATCTGTTGCACCTGATGCAGTTAGTTTTAATACATCAGTTGTCTCCATTACAACTTTGTTACCTGATAACAGTTCAAGTGATGAACCTGCAGGTATAGGAGCATTAGTTACTAATTCAACGTCTTGGTTAGCTTCGTTGTTAGCACCTGCTCTGTTTGATGTGTCTGAACTTAAAGTAACTGTGGCAGTAGTTTGACTAGTTGTTGTATTACCAAGCATAATTCCTAGAACAACTGTGGTTGTAGAACTTGCTACTGTGTAAATGACATCTTCGCTAGTTACTCCTGCTTTAGTTACCACTTTAAATGTATTTGCCATTTTTCTCTTTCCTTATAATTATACACTATTTGTGTGTTTTTGTCAAGTTAAATTTAACCTAACGCAATCGCTAACGCAGTTGGGTCTTCGCTAGAAAACCCTGCACTAGTCAAATATGTTTTTACATCTGTCAATGCTACTTGTTTCATAGTACCATTGTCGTTTGTAACAAATCTGTCTGCATCTGCTAATGTTGTTGATGTTGCAGACGTATCACCATCAATTACATTTATCTCTGTTGCAGTAGAGGTAACTCCATCTAATATGTTAAGTTCTGCTGCAGTTGAAGTAATAGAAGTTCCTGCTATCTGTAATGTTGTTGCATTGACTTCACCACTAGAACCATATATGACTGCTTTACTATTTACTATTGTTCCTGCAGATGAACCATCAACTAAGTTTAGCTCTGCAGCAGTTGAATCTACTGCAGCTAATTTTGTAAAATCAGCCTGTGCTAATCCTGAGACTCCATCTAATAAGTTTAACTCTGTTGCAGTAGCTGTTAATGCTACATCTTCATTTATCTTTGGACTTGTTAATGTTTTGTTTGTTAAAGTTTGTGTTGCTGCGATACCTGTGATTGTATCTGTAGTAGCAGGTAAAGTTAATGTTATGTTTCCTGAAAACGCAGAGTGTGCAGGAGCTTGTAATCTTGCATAGTGTGCATTTGATGATTCACAATAAAAGTCTACATAAGATTGACTTCCTGAGTTCTTAATAGATATAGAACCTGATTGCATATCAATACCATTAGAACCATCTATTCTTACAACACCTGTTCCATTTGGTGTAAGTGCAATATTACCATTAGATACAGAAACAATAGCATTTCCATTTACATCTAGGTCTCCACCTAGTTGTGGTGATGTATCTCCAACAATATCTGATAATCCACCAAGAGCAGTTGATAGACTAGAAACT